GAAGAAGTCTTGGAAAAAACAACCAATATAAATAAACTTGCAGATAAAATAAAAGAACTGCAAGCACATCAACAACAACTAGAAGTCCAAGAGGACGCAATCAAACAAAAGAAAAAAGACATAGAACATTTATCAGGTGAAGTCATACCAACAATGTTGTCCGAAATGGGTTTGTCTTTTTTAAAACTACAGGATGGATCTTCTGTAGAAGTAAAAACAAATTACAGCGCCACTATTACACAAGCAAATAAAGAAGCGGCGTTTAACTGGCTTCGTGAGAATGGCCTGGGCGATATAATCAAAAATGAGATATCCGTATCGTTCGGTCGTAACGAGGATAACAAGGCGGCTGATTATGCCGACCTTGCAAAGAGTCAAGGCCTTGACCCAAGGCAAAAGCTAAAGGTTGAGCCTATGACTCTAAAAGCGCTAGTCCGTGAGCGTATTGAGGCAGGTAAAGAAATGCCAACGGAAATTTTCAACATCTTTGTTGGAAATAAGACAACAATAAAAAGGAAACAATAAACATGAGTGAAGTACAAACAAAAAAGAAAAACGAGATAAGTGCAAATATGTTTGAAACTGATGCAGGTCAAGGCATTGCAAACATCACACAAGACGACCTTGCGCTTCCGTTCTTAAAAGTTCTTGGCCAATTATCACCAGAGGTTAATAAGCGAAATGCAAAATATGTCGAGGGGGCAGAACCTGGCATGATTATTAACACCGTTACAAACGAAGTTTATGACGGAGAAAAGGGGATAGATGTCGTTCCTGTGTATTACAAAAGACAACACATAGAATGGCAAGATAGAGGTGAGAGTCAAGGTGCTCCAGTTAAGATATACGAAGCTGGGGATGATCTACCTAAAACACAAAGAGATAAGTTTAATAAAGATAGACTTGCTAATGGCAATTATCTTGAAAATACTGCTAGTCACTTTGTGGTTGTGCTCGGCAAAAACCCAACGACAGCTTTGATTTCTATGAAAGCTACTCAATTAAAAGTGAGTAGAAAGTGGAACTCAATGATGATGGGTCTTAAAATGCAGGGTAAAAATGGTATGTTTACACCACCAACATATAGCCACATTTATAAACTAAAAACAGTTCAACAGTCTAACGACAAGGGAACTTGGTTTGGTTGGGATGTTGCTAAAGTTGGCCCAATCTCTGATCAAGGTGTTTACACTATAGCGAAAGACTTTAGTAATAGCGTTGCTAAAGGAAATGTAGAAGCTAAACACGAGTCAGAAGGGACTAAAAAACAAGGAATAACTTTATAGTTTCTCGTAGCGAGGAAGTCGGGGCGGCGATGGGAGACTGGAGCTGCCCCACTGACATTTATGGTTGAGGAATTTATAAAGATATTTGAGGGTTTAGACCGTGCGTATGGCACCTTTGAAAGAATAAAAGATCGAACCGCTGTAAAGATACAGGGCAAGAATTTAGTTATCAGAGGTAAACCAAGCACAGAACTTTGGCAAAATCATTTAGATGGTAAAGGACCAGGACTTGGTATTATGCCTTTGAAAGATGACGGCACCTGCAAGTGGGGAATGATTGACATCGATCTATACGACCACGACTACACAGACATAATTCAAAAGATACACAAATTAAAATTACCATTAATACCAATTAGATCAAAAAGTGGTGGAGCACATTTATTTTTATTTATGAAAAATTTTGCACAAGCAACCGAGGTTCAACAAGTTGTTAAAAAGTTTGCAGCAAAACTTGGTGTGGCGGACAAAATGGATAAACTCTATCCACAGCAAACAACACTACAAGGCCAGGACTGTGGATCTTGGTTAAACATGCCGTACTACAATCACGAAGAAGGCACTCGGTACGCTTGGAAAGAGAATGGAGATGCTGCGACACTAGAGGAATTTTTTGAAATGCATAAAAAATATGCACAAGACGATCTAGGTGCATACCTAGCCGAAGATGTAAAAATAGTTAAGAAACAAAAAACAAAGGACAAGACCCCATTACTTCAAGATCTATTGATACCTTGCATTAAAGGTTGTTTAGAACTTAACGGAAAAATACCAGCAGACATTGGACGTAGTGATTTTTTATTACACACAATGACGTTTGTAAAAAGAGCAGAGAAAGAATTAAAGAAAACAGAGAACTTTAAAAATCTTGATACAGCAGAAGCAATTTTAAAAAAGATAAATACACCGGAGTATATGGAAGACCCTTTGCCTGATAAAGAATTAGAAAACACAGTCTTAAAATCTGCATCTAAAAAAGATTATAAATATTTATGTAAACGACCAGCAATAAAAAAATATTGTAACGCTTTAAGTTGTAAGTTTAATCTCTATGGTATTAATGAAGAAGAAGCAAAAGAATTAAAAGATGCAAGAGAAAGTTTTGGGACGTTAACAAAGTATGAATCTCATCCACCAAAATACTATGAAAGCATCGATGTACAAACATCTGATGGGGGAACACAACGTATTACAGTCATCATGTCTGGTGAAGATTTAATCGACAAAAATAAATATGTCAATAAGTTAGCTAACATGGGATATTTTTTACCTTTACCAGTGATGAAAATGAAACCAGGTGAGTTTTTAGAACATCAGTATGTAAGACTTGCAAACATGAATTACGAACAAGCTCCTGCAGCTGCAAACAAAATCGAAAACTTTAAAAATATATTCTATGACTTTGTTGAAGACTCTTTAACTTCTTACAAAGAAATAGATGTTAAAAGAGGCAGTGTTTATATTAAGAAAAATAAAAATTCAAGTGACACGGAAGCATGGTTTCAATTTAAGAACCTTAGACAATATTTAAAAGATAAAAACGAGGAAACAGACGAACGGAATATAGCTCTTTTATTAAAACAAGCTTTTGCAAATGAGAATCCTGATGATTGTAAAGAAGTAAAGGGTTACGTTAAAGATGAAATAGCAGACAAAAGAGTATCTTGTGTTCATTTTAAAATAAAAAACCCAGATATGTCCAGAATTAAATTACCAGAAGAACGTGCAATAAATATTACAAATACAAAAAGAATTGGGTCTAATGAAAAAAATTAGAATAGCGGGGCCACCTGGAACAGGAAAAACGACAACTCTAGTACGTAAGTATTATGAACTATTGGAGACATACAGTCCAATAAATATACAGTTGATATCACACACGAATGCAGCCTCGGATCATTTACGAGAGCAGATTAAGAGTCCAGAATCAATTGAAGCGTATTGTAAAGAAAATAAAACTGACCTAGAGTTGCTTAAAATAATTCAAGAGTCCAAGAAAACTCTAGACGATCATGTTAGTACCATACACACGTTTTGTAAAAACAAAATAACAGGTAAAGCATTTTTAATTGAAGACTACGAAATATTAGTAAACTTATATCCATTATTTAATAAGTTTACTCGAGAAAGAAATTTTAAGTCTGTTGATTCTTTATTTAAATTTCATCCATTCTTTGAGTACATGAGTCGATCAAGAGATCACGGTATGTCCTTTTACGATTTTTATAAGGAGTTATCTTTTGAGGAAAAAGATCACTACAAGTATACTCTTGATGAATTACAAAGATTATATGCTAGTTACCACAGTTTTAAAACAAACCAAAAAGTTAACTTAAGAACTGCAAAGATATTAGATTTTCAAGATATGATTGAGGACTTTGCAGAATCACAAGAGGCACAAGACCAGTGTCGTAATATCAAAGTTTTAATTATTGATGAAGCACAAGACTCTAGTGTTGTGCAAAGAAAAGCTGAAGCATCTATGTCAAAAAACGTAGACTTATTCTACAAAGCAGGTGACCCAGATCAATCTATATTTGAGTTTTCTGGAGCAGACCCAGACTCATTTCACAAAGAGTTTGCTCACCCTGAAATAGAACTAACGCAGGGATATAGATGTCCGCGTACAGTGAACGAATACTGTAAAAGTATTATTAAACCTGTTTGGGATTATTACGGATACACACGAGAGTGGCTACCAAAGGAGGGAGTTGAAGGAGCGATCTATGAGTTGTCTAGTTTACATCAAGATCCATATCTAGAAGATTTAGATAATATTTTACTTAATACAAAACAAACCACTGTATTCACCTACCGTGGTGGACAACCTATTGATATTATCAAATACTTAGTTCGTCTTGGTCTACCGTTCTCTATACCTTTCAACAGTAGAGTTCGTGATTTTAAATATCCTGGTGGCGAAATAAATAACCAGAGGGCGTTTGTTAACTTGCACAGGGGGGAGATACTTCCATTTAGCAATATTAAAAAATTGCTAAAGAGTGTTCATCCAACTTACAGGGGGCCAAACCACAACAGTGAAAAGATAGAAGAGGTATCACGAGGTAGCTATGGATTAGACTGGCTTGTTAATAGTGGTTTTTTAGTACCTGGTGTAAAAAAGACAACAGATTTTCAAGATATCTGCGTAACACATTCTCCAGCAATTAGAGAATACATAAAAAAAGTAGTGAGTGAAAACAGAGATCTAGAAAAGAAAAGAATATTTGTTGAAAATATTCACACAATTAAAGGTAAAGAGTTTGACCATGTGGTCGTAGATTTAACACTAACAAAAAAGGAGGAGGACTTTGTAAGAAGACGTATGAAGTTTGTTGCGTGTTCTAGATCAAAGGAAACATTATGGCTAGTAAAAAGCAGAACAAGAATGACAATGTAGGTGTTTGGAATAAACAGCACGGAGGATCCCATTATCAAAAGTATGTCATACAGCCCAGCAAGTTTGTGGTTGAGAACAAGTTGTTATACCCGGAGGGATGTGCTATAAAATACATAATTAGGCATCAGGATAAGGGAAAAAAACAAGATTTATTGAAAGCGATACATTTTATAGAAATGATTATTGAAAGAGATTATTTGGATACAGAAGAGAAGATAGAGTCTTGGGTAGATGGTTATAAAAAATGGAGGGCAGAATAAGTGATTCCATGTCCATCAGATATAGACGTTAAAGATGGTGATGTTGTTGCTGTCGACTTAGAGACATACGATCCAAAGCTGAAGACCCACGGATCAGGGGCCATCATTGGCAACGGATTTGTTTGTGGCATAGCAATTGCGTATGGAGACAAAAGATTTTATTTTCCAATAAAACATAAAGGTCCTAAACTAGCTACTAATTTAGTTTGGAAAGTTTTAAATAAAAAAATATTTCAAAACGAAAAAATTGATAAGGTGTTTCACAATGCAATGTACGACGTGTGTTGGATTCGATCTGTGACAGGTCTTATGTTAAAAGGTACTTTGTATGACACAATGATTGCGGCATCCGTCATTGATGAAAATAGGAAAAGCTATAGTTTAGATTCTTTATCAGCGGATTATTTAAAAGACAAAAAATATAAGTATGATTTAAAAGATAGAGCACTTGCTGAACATGGCATAGCTGATCCAATGTCTAACATGGATAAACTTCCATATGATCTTGTTAAAGATTACGCAGAACAAGACGTTAGTCTTACATTACGTCTTTGGAAAAAATTTAAAGATATTATAGATAAGCCCATACAAGTTGCAGGTCCTGAAGATAATCCAATAAAATATAAAACGTTACAAAATATATTTGATTTAGAAACAAAACTGTTTCCTTGTTTAGTTGATATGCGATTTAAAGGTGTAAGAGTTGATAAAGAAAAATCTGAAGCTTTAGGGAATAAACTAAAAAGTAAACAAGCTAATATTGTTAAGGGTGTAAAAAGACGAACAGGTATAGAGGTTTCAATATGGGCTGCAGATTCCATAAAAGAATTATTAGATCACCAAAAGATTACAGATTATAAAATTACGGAAAAAACAAAGCGTCCTATGTTATCAAAACAATACTTAGAATCCCACCCTAATAAATATTTAAAATTGATTGCAAGAGCTAGACAGTATGATAAACTGTTCAACACTTTTGTGCATGGTATTTTGAAGTTTGTGCATAATGGTAGAATTCACGCAGAAATAAATCAAATTAAATCTGAAAGAGGCGGTACTGTTACAGGAAGATTCTCTATGTCTAATCCTAATTTACAACAGATACCAGCTAGAACAGAACAAGGGAATCAAATACGATCACTATTTTTACCAGATGAAAACTGTAAGTGGGCGTCATTTGACTACTCACAACAAGAACCAAGACTTGTAGTGCATTATGCTTTAAAAAGTGGTTTTACAAATGCGCAGGTTATTGCAGATAAATATCACGAGGATGACAATACTGACTTCCATGACATCGTCGCTAAAATGGCAAACATAACTAGAAAACAAGCTAAAACAATTAATTTAGGACTGTTCTATGGTATGGGTAAGGGAAAATTAGCTCGATCATTGGAATTAGAACCTGAAGAAGCTAAAGATTTATTTAATCAATATCATAGTGATGTGCCTTTTGTGAGAGGATTAGCACAAGGATTACAAAAATATGCAGAGGAAGAGAAACACATATATACCCTTGAGGATAGATTCTGTCGTTTTGACAAATGGGAACCTGTTAACAAAGAATGGGATAACTCAAAAGGCATATTTACATGTAAACAAATCGTCGAAAAAGAGGGTAAGAATGTTATTGAAACTATACCTGTGCCAATCATGGAAAGAGGAGAAGCCATGGAACATTATCTAGCAAACAGATCAAGAAACTCACAAGAAAGCGATCCTCATTGTTCGAATTTTGAAAACTACTATAGACCTGCTTTTACATACAAAGCATTGAATAGATTAATTCAGGGGTCTGCGGCGGACATGACAAAAAGGGCCATGGTAAAATTATACGAACAAGGTATAGTTCCACACATACAAATTCATGATGAACTTTGTTTTTCTATTGAGACTGAAGAAGAAGCCAAGATAATAAAAGAGACAATGGAAAATGCAATACAACTAAAAGTTCCAAACAAAGTTGACTATGAATCTGGACCAAATTGGGGTAATATTAAATGAGGAGTAATTATGGCATATCTAAACGCAAACATACCGCCGGAATACGCACAGATAAGAAGGGAATATTTATATGACCTTAAGAAACATCATGGAGAAGTTGAAGACTGCATTATTTTTGGTCTTTCGGCTATTACAGGGCGTAGTATCCTTTTTCATTGTATTATGGAAAATGGA